GGTGCCGCTGATGGCGATTCGGCGTATCGCGACGGTTTTGGATGTGCCGGCGGAGATACAGAAGATGTCGGTGGCGGCTGAGGCCGGGACAAGGCCGACTGAGGTTGCTGAGTAGGTCGGCGTGCGGAGGATGGAGGTTTGGACGCCGACTTGTGGGACGGTGTTGATACCTTGGGCGAGGGCTAGGCCTGTAATAAGGCCTAGAACCCCCGCCGCGTAGAGGAATGTGCTCTTCTTCACGGCGGTGCTCCTTAGTTGGCGATGGTGATACCGGCCGGATAGCCAGAGAGGGCGCCAGTTGTGCCGACGATCTGGTCGAACCGGTCAATGACGATTTGGGCCTCGACTGTGCCGGTGGTATTAGCGGTTGCGCCTTGAATGAAGCGGAGGCGCAGGAACCTGGGGAGGACCTGGCCTTCGATCACGCGGGGGACGGAGATATTTGCCAGTTGAAGCCCGGCGGTGATTGGCGAGGCATAGGCCGGGGAGGTCCACATGACGGTGTAGGAGCCTTGGCCGCCAGTGCCGTTATCGGGTGCGCCAGCGAGCTCGAGTTGGATCGTGGACCCAGTAGTGAACGCGGCGATAGCGATAGCCGAGAGTTTCAGCGATGGCCGATCGCCAACGCCGATGTCGCGTGCGCCAGCGCCTTGGGCTGAAGCGGGGATGCCAGCGGTGACGCCCAGGTCGATGATATTGGACGCGACTGTGGTGCCGGTGGTGGGCAGGTCGGTTTGAGCGCCGGAGGTGATGCCGCCGGTTGCGCCGTTGGACGTGCCGGTGAAGGTGAGGAGTCCATCGAGGATCATGGGTTATTTTCCTTTGTAGACGTCGATATGACACTGATCGATATTCAGCTGTCCGTCGAGGCCGAGTGTGATGGTGCAAATGCGGCCGGGAGCGTTTTCGAACGTGATACCGTTGATCAGATATGTGTGGGTTGAGATGTGACGAACCTCCGGGCCAACAAACGTATCGGCGTGGGCTGTTGAGAACAACAGTAGTAGGACGAGTGCGGGTTTCATTAGGTTACCTGAGCTTCGTTCGAGAGGATCGCGTCGCAGGTGCGGATCGGGATGCCGCGGAAGGTCGTGATGACCTTGCCGTCCCATTCCTCGAGCCGGAGTAGGACGTTGGTCTTGTTCATGGCTTGGAGGTCCAGGTAAGTGCGGACCACGCGGTTAGCGTAGATCACCAACCGGCCCATGTTCGCGCGGACTTCCGGAGTGACGGAGGGCTGGATGCCAGTGACTTGTCCGGGGGTGGTGGGCATGCGGTACAGAGCGCGGACGAGGAGGTTGATTAGGTTGGCTGCGGAGACGCCGGTGAGCTGGGTTACGTCGATGTTCGCGATTCGGGCGACGTATCGCCAGTCGCGGAGGACCATACCGATTTCCCACTTGAAGTGGTCGCGGTAGGCTTGGTAGGTGTTGTTGGCTGAATCGAGGACCGGCCATTCGCCCATGTCGCGGTGTTGCAGGCCGGTGATTTTGCCTTTGGGGAAGGTGCCGTGGAGGGTGTCGTTGCCCCAGGTTGTGACCCAGATCGAGGTGTTGGTGTTGGAGGTCCCGCCACCGTTGAGGACGTTGTTGGCGGTTTGGGAGTTGGCGGTGGTGACGGTGGAGAACCGCGGAGCGAGGCCGGTGAAGCGCTCGGGGTTGAGGAACTGGTTGCCGTAGATGATGGTGGCGGCAACCTGCTGGGACATACCCTCGAGGAAGGCTTTGACTTCAGACAGGCGGAACTCCGCGGTGTTGCCGTTGAGGTCAGCGATGTCTTTGTCGATCACGGCGTAGGTTTCGAGGTTGCCGCAGGTGTCGAGGATTTGGGCTGTGGTGGACTTGGCGTTTGGGACGCCGTTGTTGAGCAGGCGCCAGGTGGCCTGGGGTAAGCCGGTGCGGACCGTGGTTTTATGCCCGGTCGGGAGGTTGCCCTCCATGACGAGCATGTCGTCGAGGATTTCGTTGGTTTGGGAGAGGAGCTCGATGATGGACGCGACACGCATGCCGTCGTCCATTCGCTTGGCCCAGTCCGCGTAGGTTAGGGCGGTACTGCCGATAACTGCCATGGTTAAGTTCCTTGTGTTGGGTTGGGTCTCGGTTAGGTGTGAGTCCAGTCTGGGCTTTGCCGTTCAACCCTACACAGGGTCTGGATGGTCACTTGGGTAGATTCACTTTACGCATGTACTTGCGCCGACGCTGTCGGGCATTTAGAGTCTGCGGGCGCTTACGTACCCACATCGTCCGCTCCCAGCGACAGCAAGGTCGTGCGCGAGAGTAGGTCATAGGCTAGGATTGCTGTGAGAGGTTGGGGTACATTCGTGCAGCGATAGAGGGTGGAGCGGTCTTGCCATTGGGTTGCTGGCCCTCAGCGGATGGCCCAGCGCCGTTGACGGCCTTGCCCTCGATCTGGGCCTTAGCCATAGCGCCGAAGATTTTGATGAAGGCGCGTTGTGAGCCGACCATGGAGAGGTCCATAGATTGCATGAACTCGGCTCGATCGCGCTCGGTGATGGTGCCTTTGGCGATCATGGCGTTGAAGGCCGAGCCGATATCGGCTTTGATTGTGGCGAGTTTGGGTCCAACGTCTCGGTCGGCTTGGGTCTCAGTCATCCACTTCTCGCCTTGGGCGGCAATGGCTTTGACCCCGATGTCGGCTTGGGATTGCGCGTGCTTGTTCCAAAGCTCAACTAATCGATCCGCCTGAGGCTGGGATAGGCCAAGTTCTCGGAAGACGGGCGTGGCGGCATCCAGGAGGGGTTGGTCGTACGTTTGGCCGGCAGGGGGTTTGAATTCGTAGCGCTCGGGCGGGCCAGCGGCTGGGGTGGCTGTAGATTTGTCCGGCTCGGCGGTGGTGCTTCCGGTGGCATTAGCCTTCCCCTCCGTTGTGGTTGTCGCCCCAGACTGTTGGGTTGTCGTCTGCGTCGTCTGGGAGGAGTCCGGTTGGGTCGCCGATGTCTGGCCGGCGTCCTTGAGCGTCCCGTCTGAGGTTCGTGCCGCTGGCTCGTTCGGTTGCGGCTGCAAGGCTGATGAGTCTGGCATGTTCTTGTTGCTCCATGAGGATGTAGAGATCGGGGCAGTGGGATTTGATTTCAGAGAAGGTCTTCATCCCGGCGTTGCGCATGCCGAGGGCGAAGTAGTCGCGATGGGGCTCGAAGGTTGGGTCGATGTGGAAGATGCCGCAGTCGGCGAGGAAGTGATAGAACCAGGTGCGGCCTTGGATTGTATTGAGTGCAGCGCGGAGGAATTCAATCCGCTGGGCCGACAGGTCAGTGGCGGCTTTCTCGGCCACGCGGATTTGCTTGCGGTTGGAAGCGTCGTAGGTCATTGACCTGGGCCTCCACCCTGTTGGCCAAGCATGGCTTGGAGCGCGTTCTGCCCACCGCCCACGTCGGTCTTAGAGAGATTCGCCGCGCCTTGGCTAAGTTGCTGGGCGATCTGGGCTTGCTGGGCTTGCTGGTTGGCCTGGGCGCGCTGTTGGCGGATCTGGGCAAGGGCTTCGGGCGAGCGGATGATCTTGGGGGAGTTGTTGAGCAAGGACGAGTATTCGTCGATCGCTTCGTCTACATCTACGTTGTCCATGACGGACGGGTCGACGCCGACCAGCCCGCCGACCATTTGGAATAGCCGCTCGATCCCTGCGGCCGCCGTGGCTTTCTGGGCCTGGGCTAGCATGGAGACGAATTCGATGTTCATCATCTGGCCTTGGATTTCAGCGGGTGGGGGAGGGAGTATTCCGGCCCGGTTTGCAACTGCAAATACTCTCTCGAGGACAGGTTTGAGGATCTCATCATCGATACGTTCGAGGACTGGGCCCAGCATGACGAGGGATTCGGACTTTCGAAGATCCCACTCAACGGCGGTGACATTTGAACGGGTTTCGTATTGTGATGCCACACGAAGTATGTCATTGAAGAATACCTGGCTCATTCGGGACTTGACCATCTCGAGGTCGGCCGTGATTTCTTGGACCGGAAACTTTGTCTCATAGACGGATGCGAAGCCCGGTTTGGCGCCCTGCGTGAAGCCCGAGACATAAGTGATACCTCCAGGCGTAAGATTCGCAGGCTGGTACATGAGCT